AAAGGTGTAAATCTTCATCGGTGTAAAGTAAAATATAATTTAGAACCATTATCTATACATAGTATATAATGTCCAAGATACAAAAGAATGATGATGAATTGATAGAAGAATCGAAAGAAGAATCGATAGAAGAAAAGGAGACCAAAACAAATAAAATTATATTAGAATTGGGAGATATTATTCAAATAACCGCGCCATCAAACTCGCTAATTCATGAAGAAACCTTTTTCATTATTTATTTGGACGATCAAAAAATAAAACTCGCCAACGTATCTACCTTCCATCCATATACTTTGAATTTAGATGAAGACGGCAAAATAGGCGACGAATCAATACAAGAGATTGCATTATTGAGTAGGAGCGAGGAAAAGGGATATGCCCGGCAGCATATGCTTTTACCAAGAACCTGGATTAATATACATTTTGGCGGAGATGTTCCCACAATCATTACCGGTGAAATTACGAATTTAGAAGAAGACATGATTGAAATAACTACCTATCCCGATATGGATGTTTTATATATCGATTTTTCGTATAAAGGCATTCCCGAAACCATTCCGTTGGATCAAATTGAAATCAGGGCTAAACCCGCGTCTCTCGATAAAATCGCATCGCTCTTGGATATTCGCGATGACATGGAGGAAGGAGATTCAGTGGACGATCAGAGATGGACCGAAGACGATGTGCAAATGGAATATTCCGATATGGGCGAAATGACCATTCGCATGCCAAAAAACGCCAAGGCCGACGAAACCGTAAAAGAAACATTAACCGGAATGTATCTCGACGCAAACGAACTCTTATTTGGCGAAGAGTTAGAAGGTATTACCAAGGTCGTCGAAATACCCGAACATAAGAAAAAATTCGGAATAGAGACACAAGTAAATGACATGATGGACGAGTTATTATCCAATATTCCTCTACATAAAAGGAGCAAAGAAGTGATGGACAATATTCATTATTTGATTGAACGATTTCGCGAATTACGCGCGCAATTTTCAAAATTTGACGCCAACGGGACTGTATACGATAAAAAATTATTGGGAAATTTGAATAAACCTTTGATCGATCGTATAGAACAAATGAACACGCAGATAAAATGGCTTATTCCGGTAGTGTCCATGCGCAGAAAAATATACGCTTCCATTCAAAATGACGCAATTGATGACGTAAGACAATACGATATGCTGACTGAACTACAGGAAGAGGAGATTCTGAACGAGGACTATTTTAAAAATAAATCACAAGGAGATTCATCAAAGTATTCTAGTTTTTATGAAAAACTCGATCCTTTTTTTACTCCCATGCTTGCTCCCGCATTTCCCGACAATTATTTGGCACCAAAACAGAGTGTGTCCGAAGAGATAGAAACAATCGTGGACAACTTGGACGATTTTTTGAGCACCGTATATAGTTCCAATAAAAAAGAAGGATATTTGAGACGTAAATTCGTTGTACAGCGGTATAACTTGGGATTGACGCGTCTCGCTCCTACAATAAAAGGCAACGTCAAGAGCGTATATATAAGAAATCAAATGACACCCAATGATTCCATGACAATAAAGTCTCTTCTTGTATTACCCAAGTCGGCTTTACGGTATTCCAACATCCAATTGCCCAGCGTTTCTATTCTACAAAAATCGGCATATGCGACCAATCCGCTCTATCTATTCCGACTTTTACAAAACAATACGGATATTGAGAGAAAAAATGTTCAAAAATTCAACCACGACTATGACATTGAATATTGGGATTCTGAAGATGCGTTTAATAAAATCCAAGAGTTTGCTTTGGATGATTCCCTCATGTCCAATTCGTCGCGTTTCCATCGGTTCTTGGAATCCTTTGTACCAAGTGTAAACGCGGTTTTAAAATTAATGGATAAACATAATTTAATAAAAAACGGATATTCCGTGGAGAACCTTGCGCAAAGTCTAGAACCGTTTTATATATATAGTTCCGATGTTACTTATAATCATTATAAATATATGAGATTCGTCGTTAAAAAAATGATAAAAGATTTGAAGATCAAAATTAGCGAAAAAGCCGAAGAATTTTCCAAACTAAGAGTATTAAAATCGGCGCCTCTATATCCTCATTCTGTGCAAAAAATACTACACGAAAATAAAGAATTAGAAGCCATTTTTAACGATATGTACAAATTCGACAAAGAAGACAAGAATAGTTCATCCGAATTTATGTCCAAGATATTAGATTATGATAATTCGAAGCTATTATGTCTACTTGTACAATTTGCAATGACCTCTCTTGTTACGCCGGACAATTTGATACAAGCGCTAGACGCAGATGACGAAAAAGACGAAATGTCCAAGGCCGAAAAAATAAAGGCGAAAGATTGTTCCGTGCGTTATTTGACAAAACGGTATTCTTTGCTCAAAGATCTACAAAAGGATAATGGGAACGCGGAAATTTATTATGACGAGGAATTCGACGAAACGCCGTATGACATCATGAATAAATATAAGAACGATCGGCAAAAATATTCGGCGGCCGATTTCGTGGATTATATTATAGAAAACTTGGAACAGAAACACGATTGCCCACATAAATTGTCGCGCGAATTGGCCGAGTCATTAATTGCCGGAAAAAAATTGGTGAAGGACGGTGAATATGCGATCTTGGAATTTCGCCCAAAACTCCCCGCCAATATGGATGAATTGAATATTTCCAAGGCGGATCTGAAACAAATGGAAATAGAATCAAATTCGCTTAAAAAAACGCAGTATTATAAGCGCGCGAAAAATCAATGGATTCACGACAATACGATCCAAGAAGGCGCATTCGTCGATAATAATACACTCTTTTGTAATATGCGCGATGTCTGTTTCAAAGATCGTAATACGAAACAGTGCGATGCATTACCCACCGCCGAAGAACGCATGAAACAATTGGCGCGTAAACAAATCATCAAAGAATTCGATGGGCGTTTTGCAGAGTCGCTCGAAAGTCTAAAAGAGGGAATCAAATCGGCCTTGGAACAAAGTATAAGAGATGTAAAAAAGACGAGAATTCTCCGTGAGATACAATTGAATAAACAAAATAATTATGCTTTCGAGCTCAGTAAATTTGCAAAAGTGGAGGATATACACCAGTCGCCTTATATTGAACTTCGTGAATCCATCTTTGGCCAAGATGATTTCGTCAAGAAAAACATTGATATTATGCGTTTTGTGGATATGTTTTGTAGAGAGCCGATGACCGCAGAACTGGACGAAAATGCCTATTGGTTATACTGTAAAGAAACCAATACCAAACTTTTGCCCACATTTCATCGCGATCTTGCGTCTGTTTTTGTAAAAGGCGGGAATTATAAACAGAAACTCGATGAGATATGTGCGAAACAAGGTACGTCCAGTGATGATGGAGACGCTGTCGTTGATTTACATAGCGGATATGTGATAAAAATAAAGGAACTCGTGGAAGAAGAATTATACGACGATTCTGGTTTCAAAGTTGTTACAAACGATGTCTTGGAAAAAGACGCGGGTGATGTCTTGCTAAGCGCACTCGGTAAAACGAAAGACCGAGTATTCGAAAGCGAAAACGCAAACATGATATTCGGTATTTTTTCTACGATTGCGCGTAATATTGGGATTAATCCGGAAGATTTGGAGGAGAATGTCTTGCGTTTATCCTTGGAACTCGTTGAAAAGCATGTCGATCCGGAAGTCGTGTATAAACGCAAAGCCGAAGACATGGAGAAGAAAAATGGAAAACGTTTGGCGCCATATAAATCGTATAAAAACCAATCCGTTTTGACTATCGTTGGAGCGGTTATTCTGGTCGTTATACAAACGGCCACTCCGTCTTTCAAAACGCGTAAAACATTCCCCGGATGCGTCCAGTCTTTTTCTGGGTTTCCCTTGGGCGGAGCCGAGGACATGTCCGGATTAAAATACATTACCTGTGTCATGAAAAAATCGGCCAGTGCATTTGAGCCTTGGAACTCCATTGAAAAGATGCCCGCCGAAATATTACAAAACCGCATCGAATCCGTTTTATCAAAATATATTTTGACGAGAACAGATATTATCGAACTGTTTTCCAAGAAGAACGAGTATATCGCCCTACATCCGCATGAATTTGTACCGGAAGAACACGCGATTCAAAGGTGGACGCATTTTTTACCACCAGTTGTTAAATTTACGGTAAAAAAAGAACTAAAAACTTTGACGGCAGAATATACAAACGAATTATTTTCCTTGCTACGCGATAGAAAACACCAGCAGCGCGAACATATTTCTATGTTTAAAACCAAGATAATTCAGTATGGGTATGGAATCATAGAATCGGTTTCGGATATTGTTTTTGCAAAAGATTTACTCTTGAATACCGTTTCCAAGGTGCCATTCTTGGAAAACTCGTGCTGCAATGACCGAGAATCTTTGACTACATTAGGATATTTTGCCGCGCAAGACGAAACAATTCTTCCGCATCTCAAAATGATAAGTGGATGGTCCGACGTTTTGGAAAATGTAAAATCTATATCCAAGGCATCTTTATTGTATCATAATAAAGCAACGGGATTAAAATTAATAGAAGAACCCCAAGACCATTTTGAAATAAATGTCTACGCGGCATTCATCCATTATTGCAATTTGGATAATGACCTACCTATACCCGAAGAAATGCGCAGTTTAATGAGCGAAAAACCCGAGGGATATGATCCAAAGTCGACGATACAAGAAAAGGTGGAATTTTTAAAGGAAAACGGAAAACGTTATACCTTGGGCAATTTGCTCCAGCTCATGGAAATTGTGAATTCGCAAAATATAGTGACTACGTACAACGAAAAGTTGAAGGGAACGCCCATTTCGGCCATGAAAGAATTCATAGAATATCTCGATACACAAGACGACGCCCCAATAGAAGCACCATTACGCGTATTATTGAGCGCAGTAATAGATAAATTTGACCCAAAAAAGATGATCAATGTAAATAATCCGAACAAAGAAAGCATGGACCTAAACAAATATTTATCCCGGGCGAATACGGAAATGTTGGACGCAATTTTGCAATTTTTAAAGACAAACGGAAATATGAATCGGCTTAAAATGGAAAAAATAAAAACCGCGCTTAAAAACATTCATATTTGGGACATGGACGCGGATGTGCATGTGGATTCCAATATGTATAACGTTTTACAGTTCATGAAAACGTCGGTTTATAATATGTCGCATCTATATCCCGAACTCATTCGGAATAATTATTCCGAGAGCACAAAGATCCCCAAACGCTGGGGCTTTTCTTCTATACACGAGGCCGATCTTGTGTCAGTCCTTAAAAAGGAATACGAATCTCTTCAAAAGTTCAAAAATGATCCTCTCGTTTCTTCGGTTTTGATCGCCGTTCAAATAAAACTGGCCGATCTAAATACCTTTTTAAACATTATACCCCTATTTTCACAGATTCACAAAGAAGATGCTTTGTCAGAAGAAGCGATAAAACCCATGATGACCTGGTATTCTTTATTCAGTAAACGCACACTTTACTTATTATTCACATACATTTGGTATTCCGTTCTTTTAGAATTTACTGAAGCGTCAACCGATCCAACTATGATTCGACTGGATATTATTGATCGAAGAAAACAAAGATCTGAGAAGATTGAAGAGAATAAAGACGTAATGAATACACGCGATTCTTTTCTAGAATTGGACGACAATACCGACGCGGCCGACGCGCACGATGCTATACACGAAGTTCAAATTGATGCTGGCAATCAGATGGAATTAAATTCTCACGTTGCTGAATTACTCATCGCATTCTTGGACATTGATACAAAAACCAAAGAAAGTGTGGATTTCTCTTATGTCAATTTGGATGCAAAACTGCGTCGTTCTCGCATTGAGGAAAAGAAATTGATCACGGACTATTTGAAAAACATGGACAACGAAGAACGTCGCGTAGAAGACACGAAGAAGGCGCTGAAATTGGGCCGTTGGAATGTGGGAATGCAAAAGGGTTTAGTGAATTACGACGACGCCACCTATGAACGCGAACGGAATGAAATGATTGCTAGAATGACCAATGAAGGCGCGATCGAAGATGAATCTAATTTGATCGGTTTGAGGGATGTGGAGGATTTGGAACGCGAGGGAGTAGAAGGCGAAGACGGCGATTTTGGAATCGACGGTTTAGACGAAGATTATAACGATGGCGTTTATTATCCCGAAGATGCGGACCCGTAGGAAAGAAAATATGTAGCATTTTATATACAAAATATAAAATGTTGATGTTCATAAATAAACCTTTTATGCATAAACACAAAACTAGTTTCGCTATTTTACTATTTTTGATTTTATTTTCCATTGTACACACAATAAAACCCAGTTTTGCGTACGGCGATAAAGGGGAATTCCGTCAATTCGGACTGGGATATAGAAACAAAACGGTGGTTCCAATATGGTTTGTTGCTATTGGCTTGGCCATTTTATCGTATTTATTTGTCGTGTTTTGTATTGCGTAGCAGGGAACCTTCTATGAAGACGCCATCAACAACGCAATCATACTCACAAACAGCGCCACAATGCTCGATAAATAAGTCCACATAAAATGACCAAAGGTGTATTTCAAATATACAAAATTTCTCAATTTTTCTATCTGATCTTCGTATTCAAATTTCATATAGAAATCCAGAGGAAGGCGTTTATTCGCGCTTTCCTTATTACTAATTGTTCCTCCGTCGCACTGTTTCGCATATTCGATGAACTCTTCTACATTATTATAATCGATGCGTGTAATCAAAAAACTATAATTGAAATCGCTCGGATCAATGTTCGATAAATTCTCAAAAGATTTACTTATGAAGATTTCGTTACAGAGTGTTCTCGCGCCCCATAAATTTACGAACCAATATCCAAAAGTATTTTCAAATATGGTTACTAGAAATGGACTGACACTAATTGCAAATAACGTGATTCCGACAATAAAAAACCCGGCTAAAGTATTATAAAAAATAAAGGCGGCGTCATTCCCAGAAATTTTATTAATTTGGGCCTCTTTATCATTCATCACGGCCATGCGATAAAACATCAAATTTGCAATATATCCTAGACCAATTGTTGTCAAGAATAACATGAGTACACGAAAACTCGATTTTTTTCGGTGGAAAAATAAACTATACATTAGTCCAAGAGGCACGATGAACGCCAAGCATGCTACTAATATTCCTACCAAATAATTGTTTGTGGCGTTTTTTGCAAATAGATCATTTGTATTACTTGGTGTTCCCATGGTATATTATAGACAGATAGATTACTAAGATTTTAGACCCGCAATTATTCAATGAGTTAATAGCGCTCTCTATGCTTTTCTCTGACTTCTGCCATCTTCTCTAAAAAGGTACTTGAAAGATTGCTTTTTTCCGCCTGATAAAACCGAATCTTGGACAAAACGTATTCTTGATCCTTCAACATTTTCCGCTTTAGCTCATACGCCGAGGGTTTTTTCTTATAACAATAATACAATATTGACCCAGTAATCAGACAAAACATGACAAGAACCCCAATATTCAAAGCAAAATGATATATTCGAAGCCGATTTCGATGACAGATACTCAAAGCGTCCAATAAATAGTTGTGTGTTCCCAATTCAATGAGTCTTGGATAGTCCATTACAATAACAGCGCTAAATTATTGTAACGATATAACATATAGCAATGGATTCCACCGATGAATTATTAAGAACCGAAGTCTTGGAAAATATGGACACGGCCCAAGACGAGTTTTCTTTTTTACTCAGCAACATGAATGAAAAAACAACAGAGCTTATATTCGAAAATCCGCTCCATGGAGATTTAGACTTTTCGGAATTGGGAGATAAAGGATTCAAAAACATCGAAAAAATCGCATTTTTAAAGCCGGGAGAAGTCACCCATCTGCATAATTTGCCCAATGGATTGAAAATCCTCGACTGTAAATATCAGCTACTCTCTAAAATCGATTCCATACCCACAACGATTGAAGAGCTTTATTTAACCGGCAATTATTTTGTAAAATTGGATCTACTCTCCTATTCTAAACTACGGGTGCTTCATATATCAGAAAACGAACTCACTGACCTCACTGCAATTCCCGGAGAGATAGAAGAAATAGAATGTGAAGAGAATAATATAAAGAGGCTAGACTTGAAGAACGCCGTTAAATTGAATATTTTGCGATGCTCGAAGAATCCTATTTTGATTTTAGAGAATATTCCGTCTTCCTTGACAACCTTGGAAACCGACGGGTCAAATTATATCGAAATGGACGATGTAGATAAAGAAGATAAAAAGAAAAAGCGGCCTCGCATTGATTATTTAACCAGTTTATATGAATATTTCAAACTAAAAAATGCTTATGAATCAAGAGTTAGTAAAATGAAACAAACCGCTTTTCATCGAGCGCCGAATAATAAACAAGGCGCAAAAAAAGCGCGTTCCGTAAAACCGCCGTGCATCGAATGCAAACGTCCAGTGGGAACCGTTTTCTCTCGAAAAGACGGTAAATATTTAGCGGTTTGCGGTGATCCCGATCACCCCTGTGCTTTGAATATCCAAATATACAGAGGTCATTATTTCCACAATGACCTTCTTCTTAATATTTACAAGGAAGATATGGACAAAAAGAAGAGTGCCATTATCAAACAAAAGATGGATACGTTATTCAATTACATTAGCGAAAAAGAATCTGTGAAACAATTCAAATCTGAATTGGAGGAATATACTTCGGATAGTAAAATGTACACGGATTTAATAAAAAAACGGGACGAATTGCACGGTAATATAGAAACAGAACTGGCAATAAGAAAAGACACTAAAGAGATGTATCGCATTGTCGACGAAATCAAACATAGTATAAAAGAATACGAAAAAACTCACAATAAAGAGACATTACGATACGCGGTCGGTCTGTACAAAAATGAACTGATCCCCGTAACACAACATCTTCGTTTAAAAAAATACGGAATTATGGAAACTGACATATCCGCAGAGGGAGACACACGTCTCATTCAATATAAAATTCCATTACATAAAATGGATTTTACGCTTGGAGAAGAGGCTAGAGTAATAAAATTTTCTACTACTTCGACGTAGGGCAGTTTGTATAATTGGATACGCCGTCCCATTGGATATTGTAATTTTTTGACCAATTACGTTTACTACATATTCCCTGCAGTCCGGTTCCCGACCACCCAAGATCGTTAAAATTAATGGAATATACAGGTCTATTCTTGTCATCGGTACTCTGAGAAAATCCAGGAAACTTGGAAGTATCAAATACATCTGGATTGATGAGTGCTCCATTGTATAATTTCCCCGTATTGATGGAATTATTATTTGGAATAATACATTTATTTCCGTCGGTAGAAACTTGCCAGAAATCGGGGCATGTACTTATATTCGGGGGAAACGGGGCCGTAGAATTTTGCCTACCCATGATAATGCCAATAAAGGTTAAAAGAATTATCAATACAATCACTGCAATTGATAATACAATAATGTGGAATGTTTGCATATACTATGTATTTAGAAAAAACTTTTCTAAATACATATTATATGTCGCTCTACTCCGATAAATATTCATCGAATGATTATAAAAAAAACCATAGTCTTTTGAATTTGGACGCAAAATACAACGGTCGTGTAAACATCATTGAGACTGAAAATCCGGATATACGATTCCAAATGTACGAGAAGGTGGCAGTAAAGAACAAGGCCACCGAATATCGTGAAGCGCTCACGGGAGAATGGGAAAATAACCTTTTAGCGAAAGTGTTTTTTTCGCAAGGAAATGCGCAGATTGTACAGAACGGTCTTCGCGCCGGTGT